CTGTATACTTGTCGCCGGTTCTTAAAATTTGGAATTGTATTCCAGTACCGTCAACGGTAGTATTTTCTCCGCCTGCAACAGCACTAAAGTCAAATGCCGCGTTAATATTATCTGAAGCACTGTATGGCGCTGGATATGTAAAATCATATAGGAAATCAAAGTAAAAATCTTCGTTAGATGTGTGTGCTCGTGTACAATAATAAACATTACCATTTACAGTTACAATATCATCTAGTGCATAAGCCACACCAGAAGTCCAATCATTTCTGTATTTGTATGTAAATCTATCTAGTTTAAATTGTGCCATTTTTTACTTCACCTGTATTTAACTGTAATCGTATGGTTCATTTACTCTTGCGACTAAGTTCCCATCCTCGTTGATATAATAATTAATTTTTTGGTAGTCCCATCTATACTGTTCATACTTTAGGTTTTCATAAACCTTTTCATGGTTTACATCTCTACCTTCAAAAAAGTCCTGTCCAATATCAAAATCATTGTAGTTCTGTGTAATATCACCCGGAACGTTAATTTCAATTTGATCATTAGGGTTAAGTTGATCAACCGTTGCAAGATAGATCGAGCCGTCATCTTGTTTTCTTAAACCATAGAAATAACGTGTTCCCATGCCTTGAATAATTTGGTCTATACTGCTTCCTACGTATGTACTCATCTTGTCCCCCTATTACGTTTGTTCAACATAACTTATAATTGCATCTACACTGTCAGGATAACTTGAAGATACCTGTAAAGTGTGTGCTTCGTCTAGTATTAATTTTTCACCACCATTCATTGCTCTTAGTGTTCCATTTGGTGGAATAGGAACATCTTTAACATAATTTGCTGTTACACTAGTTTCGTCTTTGATAAAAACATTGCCAAGTACTGTGCTGTCCTTAATATTAGACATCGAAATACCTAACACAATAACTTTTCTATTCTGTGCAACAGTAAACACATCAATAGGTAATCTTCCTACGTCTTTAATAATTCTATTTTTAAAAATACTTGCCATTTTCTTATCCTAATATCAATGCATTAATGAATGATAAATCTTCTGCTTCGCCAAAAGTAATACCACCCTGTTGTCCAACTACTGATGCCCAAACACTACCATTCCAGACTTCTAAACGCTCTTCTTCAGTGTTGTATCTTGTTAAACCAACTACTGCACTTACTGGTCTAGCATTCGTGTCACCGCTTGGAAATTTAATACCGTAAGTACCGTTGAAATCAACGTATCCTTCGCCTGTAATAGCAACATTCAATGCACCATTGTTTGCAGTATTAGTTATCGTATTTGTTGTCTGATCTATTTCTAGATCTCCAATAATCACTTTACCTGCACCATTAGGTGTAAGTGTTAAATCAGCGTCTGTACCTTCTGTACTGATAGTATTTACGTGTATTCTATCAGTGTTAAATCTTGTAGGACTTAAATCAGCAGTTAGTACACTACCATTATAAAATCTAAATGTGTCGTCATCGTTACCTTGTGTTAATTCTGCTGTAATATATGTGTCTAAATCTTGGTCAACAACACCACTAACACTACCACCGACTGCATTCCAGAAACCGTTAGCATACAATTCAAATACATTTGAACTTGTATTATATCTAAACATACCATTTACAGGTGTTGCTGGTCTTTGTGCAGTTGTACCTGCTGGTAACTTAATAGCATCGTCACTGTTAAAATCAACGTAACCGTCGCCATCGGCAAAAATTTCTAAATTAGTATCGTTTCTAAATGTCTGTACGGAGTTGTTAATTAGTTTAACTTCGTCTGATATAAATGAAGTAGTTTGTAATCCGTCTGCATCAACATAAGCAATAGTTGATCCAGCAACTTGAAAATTAATTGTATCTTCATCAGCACCAAATGCACTTTCAACAGTAACTTTTGTATCATTATCTGTATCACGTAATTGAATAAAACCACCAGTGATATTTAAGTTACCATCAATTACAACATTGTTTCCACCATCTGGATTAAGAGTTAAATCTCCTGATGTTGTAATAATTTGGTTACCACTGATTCTAATGTTACCAGTTTCTAATCTACTAGGATCTACAATAGTAGTACTTCCACCATCTGTAAATGTAAGTCCACTTAATGAACTAATATCAAAACTCTGTGCTTCAAATGTTACGTTACCTGTTTCTTGATCAACAGTAAATGCATTACCAACCCTAAAGTCACCGCTTTGGTCGATTGAACTAAACAGCACTTTACCGTTGTTAGTTTGTGTAATTTCGTTCGCTTGTATAACTTTTGATACGTCATTTTCAAGTGCTTTACCTACACCCATGTATCCAAAGTTATGATTAATAAGTCTTAGTAGTACACCGTCACCGTCTGCAATAACGCCTTGGTTACCATAAACGTTTGCTGAACCAATTGCTCTTAATTCTGCACCAAACTGTTTTAGATCAATAAATGCAATACCTGTTGCAGTACCACCACTTGAACTTTCAATATCAAGTGCAACTTCAACATCTTCTGTAACAGTTGTACTTGCATTTGTTCCGTTAAAGTGTGTTAAAAATACTGTTGTAGGATCTCCAACAAACTCTGCTGTAGGTGTTGTATATGATCCTAGGTATCTTGGTAAACCATTTGTTACTCTTACTTCATCAATATAACCTGTAAACAAGTTTGTGTTATCGTATTCTCCACCAATGTACAACGGTCTTGCTGTACCATAGTTGTTTGAGTCTGAATATGTTGATCCGTCTTGAGATCCGTTAATGAATAATTTTGTTCCGTCACTTGATCTTGCAACAGCAATATGATAAAATGTATTTGCTAATAGTGTATCTGTACCTGTAATAATATCACTACCTGCAACAGAAACTTTTACATTTGCTCCGTCGGCATAAACTGCTATTGCAGTTGTACTTGCATCATCTCTCATATCAAAAAGATATTTTGTGCCTGTTACATCATCAAATCTAAAAAATCCTTCAACTGTAAAGTTTCCATCACCAAATCCAAAATCGCTAGTACTTGCGATACTTGCATAATCTCCTGTACCATCTAGGTATAAACTTGCTGTACCAAATTTCTTTTGTGCTGTGCTTAATTGGCTGTTACCTGAAAGTGATATTGTTTTTGATTCTCTATCAAGATTGGTTACCCAACCAGTTGTTTTTCCATCAAATGTTAATCTTAATCTACCATCAACTATTTCTTTTGCTTCAATAGTTCCTTGTGCAAGTACTGTAGAGCCATCTTCTGATGTTAGTGTTACTGTGTCAGCAACGTTAAATGTTCCTACTTGGTTTGTAAGATCAACAATAGTTTTTCCATCGCCGCCTCTACCAGCACTACCTGATTCTCCAACAATGCCTTTATCTGCAAAGTAAATGAAACTGTTTAACCATTCACATCTTGCACCATTAGTCATATATAAACCAATTGAGTTTGGTACAAAGAAAGTTGAATCATTAAACAACATTGCCGCTTCGATTGAACTTGAAGTTACTAAACTACCATCAATTTTAGCACCGCGGCCTGCGTTACCTGAGTCAAATCCATATGGATCACTTGCACTTGTTACTGTACCTTTGTTTAATACAGTTACGTTAATAATATAAGGTGATTGTAATGGAACTGTAATTCCTGCAGGATTGAATGTAAATGCGTACCCGGTGTCATTACCGCTGTCATAAAACATGTCTTTAATTGTCAAATGCTGTACTGTGGTTGCACTGTTTAAGTGAAAACAGTCTTTGGTATTTGTTCCTGCTGTAGGTTTAACAACTGTTGCTCTTAGTCCTTCACCGCCTACAGTAACACCTGCAGGTACTACTAGCGGAAATGCTTCAGTGTATGTTCCTGCACTAACTTTAATATTGTCACCTGATGTAGCAACACTTAGAGCATGTTTTATTGTAGCAAAAGCACTATCAACACTTGTACCTTCTTCTGTGTCGTCACCGTTAACTGTAACGTGATATGTATTTCCTGCTTCATTTAAAAGCAAGTTTTCAATTCTTACTTTACCTGTTCCGTTAGCACGAATAGTTAAATCTGCATTACTGTCAATAGTTTCGATCAAACTATCAGTAATTTGAATATTGTCAATATTTGCTTGTCTAGAGTTTAGTGTTTTCCAACGTTTGCTAGGAGTACCTAGTGTGTAAATTTGATCAGCGTCTGGAATAATATTTGAAACAACGTCTGCTTTAAAATTAACAGTGTCAGTATCAGCATCACCTAAATTAATATTTCCACCAGCAGTAATATTGCCAGTTGCATATAAATTTCCTGTGACGTTTGTGTTTCCTAATAGTTCAATAGTACCTGTACCGTTAGGAGCAAGTTCAATTGATGCATTTGAATCTATTGTGCTGATTGTGTTGTCGTTCATTTCTAATGAATCGACTTGAATTCTTGAATGATAAATTACAGGATCACCACCACTAGGTGTTAATTCAATAGTACCTAGTGTACTACTAATTGTGTTTCCTTGAAAAGTTAAATTACCTGTTGTTGCTGAATTTGTAGCAATCCAGTCTGTTGTTTGTACTGTACCGTTTACATCTAGTTCATAGGAAGGATTGGTCTTTTTTACGCCAATGCGACCATTGTTAACATCCAAATATAATAAATCCGTTTCAAATGCTAAATCCACTCCATTACGAAGCAGGTTTGCCTTTAACAACGGACCCGAAATACGACCGACGGCCATTGTGTTCTCCTATAAACCGGGCATCCTGTGCCTCTAACCACCTTACATAGCGGGTTAACCACTGTTTGTCCTGCAAACCTAAACGGTCAAGTCTGCATTAATAGTATTTAGTCTTAATTGGAAAAACCGTAAGTTAGTAGTTAAAAATTAACCTACAATGCTACCGTCGAAGCCGTGTATAACGGTGACGTCTTTGCCTAAAGGAACTGGAGAATCAAATTTAATATATTTGTCTCCGTTGTTGTCTACTGTCATTGTGTAGTTTACCCCTGCAATCTGCACAACGTTTTCAACAAGTACAAGTACATTCTCAGCCGCCGCTGGTTTAGGATCTAATGTACCGAACTGTGTTTCTGAAGCATCACCTGTACCTAAGTTTTGTACAACAATGTTACCAGGACGATCTGATCTAATAGTTTCCCATGCATTGTTAATATATGCTTCAATTTCATTTATTTGATTATTGTAACGAATAGTTCCGTTAACAGGTGCACCACTACGTTGGCTTGTATCACCTGTACCTAACTGTAATCCACCAACAGCACCTTGGAAACTTACTGACCCATCAATGTCAACAAACACTGATTTGTCAACTATCATTTTTCTATTAATCTGTTGTTGTTTTACAAAACGCATATTATTACACCGCTATTGTTGAAATCGTAACTGAAATAGTTGCTGGTGACGTAGTCTGTGCAATAACTTTATCTCCAGTTTCAAGAACAAACTTTTCAGTATCCATAATAAAAGTTTCTCCTGCAGGAATTTTTAATTGATGTAAGATTTTGTTTACATCTGTTGCACTTTCACCTGATTTTACAATATGTAAATCAAGAAACGTATCAGCATCAGTCAAGATATTATCACCGGGAATATTATCCGCATCTGCGTAGTTACAAAAAATCATGCTTGTTACAGCATTCTCACCTGATGACGTATACACAGTTGTAAGTGTTGCATCTATAAAACTATTTGCTATTGCCATATCTTTATCCTAAAATATCATGCTCATGAGCATGGCTTTTCTTTTGCTAGTTATCTCTCCGTTAGTAGTGTTATTTACAAAAAAGAGCCCAGTTCCGCCAAACCCTTCTGAATCTTTATACACTTTTAAACGTCCAACAGTACCCGAAGGTGTTGTGCTTACTGTAGGTAGACTTAATATTTCATCTATTACTACTTCTCCTGACCCATTTGCTTGTAAAACTAGTTCATCGTTTGTATTTGTTGGTCTAATAGTAGTATCATCAAATTCTAAACTACCCAAAGTCATAATATCTGATCTAATGTCAATTCTAGTAACATTATCTACTTTTCCAAGCAATCTTGATACTGCATCACCTTCTGATGTATCCTCTGCCTTCATAATAGTGTTACCTGCTTGAATTTGAGGAATATTAATTGTTTGGAATGCTTGATTTACATATCTTACATTTGGAATATCATCATCTTGTAATCCAGTTTCATAGTTTGTTGTGCCTCTAACACTTAGTTTAGCATTAGGTGCATTAGTCCCTAAGAAAACAATATCGTCACCTGTAGTACTGATATGATTAGTTCTAATTGCGGCTAATCCTGCACCAACTTTAAATGTAAAAATACCTTCACCAGTACCGCCGTTTGGTCTAGTGTAACTTAATGTATCGTCCCAAAGTATAGTAGCATTATCAGCAGTACCTCTTTCAATATCAATACCGCTTTGTCCTAGAGATACACCATTACCTGTTTCATTTTTATTAAGGGTAATAATTGCATCTTCAATAGCAAGTTCTTCAGTATCAACAGTTGTAGTAGTACCTTCTACGATTAAATTTCCTGTAACTCTAGTAGTTCCTCTTCTCGTACCTGTATTAAGGGTAACTTCGCCGCCACTAGCAGTTACAATCTTGTAATCACCGGTTAATTTTAATACGTCAACAGCCATTTTTAGTAATTCCTAACACGTTATAGTATTATTTAGTCAAGAGAAAAGGGCAAAGCAAGTTTGCCCTTTCCAGTATAGCAATTAAATTGCTGTCAATACTAATATATTAGCAGTTGAATCGTCTTCAATTGCCCATGTATAACGATTGTCATCAAAGTCAATCATTGTACGGTTTTGTACTTTACGAATATAAACTGCGTTGCCGCCTACAACAAATCCTTGTAATGACATTTCGTTATTACCAAGTGATCCGGTTGCTTTATTAACTAGCGTACAAACACCTTCGTTGCCGCCTACCGCGTCTGGATCATCAGAAACAGTAAATTTAGTTTCTGAACGTTGATTAAGAATAATGCCTAGTGCAGTTGCAGTATTTGCTCCTACTTTTACTGACACTGTTAGTCTTTCTTCGTTAGTTCTGTCTGCGCCGCCCGGGCTAACTTGAGTAGAACCAAAGTATCTTTTGTTTAAGGGACGTCCCATAATTTTCTCCTTTGTTTAATTATTGCCGTTCTAAGGTCTACGCGGTGGATATCCGCATAAGTCCTCATTAAATGAGGCTCCTAAAATGACAATATTATTTAGTCAACCCTACTAAACAAATGTAGTAGATGAGTTTGAGAAAATAGTTTTATTGCATCATTGATCTTTTTAGATTGATCTTTATGCTTTACTAATAAACTATCGCTTGGTCTTCTTCTAATATCTATTTCAATATCTGAAAGTTTACGAACTTCGCTTTGTATACTTGCACAAAACTTAATAATATTAAATCTAAACTCAGGAGCAGTTTTGCCCATCTCTCTAAGTTCTTGCTCAATGGCTTGCCAATCCAGTGATGTTTCTAATTCTTTCATAACTGTATTTAAGCCAAAAAAATAGGGCGACCTAAGCCGCCCTATTTGGATTACGTTATCTTCTATGGATTACGAGAATGATACGTTAGCAGAAGTAATTGATACTCTGCCTAAGTAGTCAGCCGCGTTACCAAGTGAAGATGCACTATTTGTTAATTCTACATAACCGTAACGTGTCATGAAAGAAACAACTGGTTCAAATGTTGCTGGATCTAGTACAACACCTGAAGACATTAGCGGAATGTATGGGCAATAGAATGCCGCCGCATCTGCTTCTGATGAGCCTTTGTAACCAACTAACACTTGGTTGTCATCTTGACCTGAATCAGCAAGATAAGCGTCAACGTAAACTCTCATAGAGTTGTTTAAAGTTCCTACAAATTTAGTATTTGTTGGTCCTTCAAATGTACCTTCTGTAGTTCTTGCGAACGCTGAAGTTGTAGCAGACTGTAGGATAGTCAATGCTTGGTTTGAAACCACTGCAAAGTTACCTGCGCCTCTACGTGTACGCTGAGCGATCTTGTTAGAAGTTCTGTTAATTAGAACTGCTAACGCCGCATGTTCGTCACCAACGAAAGTTGCTGTACCACTTACACCTGCTTGGTTGTAAGTTTCTTCAACTGATGCTAATGAACGAAGTGATTGGATGATCTCTTGGTCGATTTCAGCAGTAATTTCTTGTGCTAAAGCCGCCATAATTTCAGCCTCTACGTCGATGCCTTGTTGTGCTTGTGCATCTTGTGCCGCTTCAAATGTCCAACGTGCAGATAGTTTACGAGTTTTCGCTTCTACTGCTTGTTTTAAGATTTGAATTGACAACTTGTTACCAGGTGTACCTTCTAACGTTGCAGTTGCGTCTGCTTTGTTAGTAGATGCGTTACCTGAATAACCTTCAGCAATTTTGAATGGAGAAAGTGCTTCTTCACCCGCTGTTGCTGTGTCTGCTGTGTCCGCATAACGAACACGTAAAGTGTGGATCTGTGCTACAGGTCCTGTCATTGGTTGTACGCCAACAATCTCATTTGCGATTGTAGTTGGCATTACACGTCTGATTACTGGAAGGATAACTCTGTTAAGAGTTGCTACGTTCCCTGCGGAAGTTGCCCCAGAAGATGCCGCCTCAGCGAGATACTTACGAGTGTTCTCGAGAGTGACGTCCATCACACCTTTTTTCGAACCATTTAGGCCTTCTAAAAGTGCTTCTTTGGTTTCCTGCCAGTTGTTGTTGATATTATCTGACATTTTTTGTCTCTCCTTTTTAGTTTAATCCCGCTAATCTGCGGAGTTCAATTAAGTTTGAATCAGTATCTTCCTTAATTGTGTGTTCTTTGTTGCCTGTTACTTCTACGCCTTCATTTAATGCCTTTTTTACTCTTGGAGCCTTATCTTCCATTACTGCTGGTAGATACTTCTCAAATGCTGAGTGCAACTTGTTTGTTTGCACTGACTCCAGTAATTCAGACATTATTTCTTTTTTGTCTGTGCCTAATGGAGATAGCAACTCATTCATCACTGCAACTCTCTCTGCTTCGTCTTTGGCTTTAGCAATTTCTGCTTCCTTAGACTCTACAAGTGTAGCCTTCTCTGTGACTTGTTTCTTAGCCTCTGCTAATGCTTCTTCTTTCTGAGCAACTACTTTCATTAACTTTGCAGTTTCTGATTTTTCGTTTAAGTAAGAAGAACCATACTCGTTAGCAAATGCTTCGAATATTTTTCTACCGAAGTGGTTTTCTCTTGAAGCCGTGATATCTTCTTTGAGTTGTTTGATTTCTGTTGCTAATTTTTCATTAACAGCAGACTCAACCACTTTAGCGGATTTTTCAACAAACTTAGATTTAAGTTCATTGAATTTTGATTTTGCTTCTTTTACAAGTTTAACCTTGGTTTCTGCAAGATCTTTTTTGTCTTCTGCAAACTCGTTGATTTCTTTTGCGAGTGCTTTCACGACAAAGTCTTCAAGTTTAGCAAAGTTTTCTGTGACTTTTTGACGGTCCTCATTTAACTCTGCAATTTCTTTGGTTAATTGCTTGAGCATAAACTCTTGCAATTTCTCAGAATGTTCGCCGATTTTCTTCTTATATTCAACCCTTGCTTCTGCAAGTGATTTCTTATCTTCAGCAAATTCAGCAACTTCTGATTCCAAACGCTCGGAGACCATGCGATCAATTGCTTCGACCATGTTTGACTTATCATGTTCGTAGCGATTCGCAAATTCTTCACGGAGTTCAGCAGTCACACTATCACGGTGTTCTTTAATCTTTTCGTCCCAAGCACCAGTAATTTGGTCTTTGACCTCTTCACTAATAATACCTGTTTCAAAAAGTTTATTAAAAACATCACTCATCGTGTTTCTCCTATTGTTACTTTAAGCCTTTTATGACTCTTAGCATTGCTTCCTTAAGATGCTTTTGTGCTCTAGCATCTTGTTGTACCTCTGACGCAGTCCTTAACGCACTATAACCACCTTTTGTATTCATAAAATGTTCATAGATTGGTGTTGGATATGCACCCGGGGCACTAGGTTGTGCTACCACGTCAACCGTGATAATTTCGAAATCGCTAACTTCACCATTGGATTCGCTAACATTTCCACTACCCCTACTGGATACACCTAGTTTAACTCCGCTTTCCAGCATTGTTTTAACTAGATTACCCATTGGAGTCGGCAAGACTTTCATCTTGCCAAATCCGTTCGGTCCGTCCATCCACATATCAGTAATCATATGCGATACACGGTCCAAGTTTACTTTCAAATCATCTGGGTGATCTACTTCACCTAGTACAGAATAACCGCCGTGGATTTGATCTTTTAGAGTCTTAACAGCGTTGCCTATTTCGGAAACAGGGTAAACACGCTGATTAGCGTTTTTGACACCACCCTGAATACAGATGCCTTTGAGATAAAGATCCTTGGAATCTCCTTCTCCTTTAGACTCTAGGGTGACCTGTGCTTGGTCAAATGTCAAATTCTCACGTAAGTAAGCCATGTGGCTTTCTCCTTAACAATTATTCAGCACTCTTTGGTGCAGATGCTTTCTTAAAAGAATCCCCAGCGTTTGCACCTGGTTCATTCTCGAAAGATTTCCCCATGTCCTTAGCCGCAGGAGCCTTACCGCCCTTTTCTTCACCACTTTGTGCAATGTTTTTACCATCAGCACCTGAGTCTTTGCCACCTTTCGATGCTACTGGACTCGTAGTGTTATCAGCGCCTTCTGAATTGTTAGGTGCAGAGACTTTTTCTACATACTCACGCATAGTCTCGCCAACGGATTTTTCTTTTTTTGCACCTTCTTCAACTTCTTCACCATCTTCTTCTTTTGCTTCAAATGGTGCTTCCATTGATTCTTCTTCGGCTTCTTCTGATTCTTCATCATCAGCGGCTGGCATATCCATTTCTGGCTCACCTTCTCCGCCTTCTTTGTCGCCCATCATTTCTTCAAACTCTGCTTTTAGTTCGTCTAAAGCGTCTTCTAGGTCAACAACACGGTCTTCAATGTCATCATGTGATTCTTCATGATCATCCATTTCGCCGTCTCCGTCAAAGTCCATGTCGCCTTCAGCGCCAGGTGCTTCAACATCTGAAACCATATCGTCAGCGGCATCGCCACCAACTTCTTCAACTGACTCATCTTCAAAAGACTCGTCTGTTTTTTCTTCTTCTGTATCAGTTGCTTCTTCTACAGCATCTTCTTCATCTTTTTTTGAAGTTTCTTCAACTTCGTCTTCTTTTTCTGATTCATCAGATTCAATTAATCCTTGATAAATCTCTTTTGACTTCTCAACAACGATATCGTGGAATAAAGATTCTGCTTTATCCTTTTCTTCGTTTACGAGAAGGTCTAATAATTGTTCAAACTTTGTATTGTCAGACATCTTATTTCTCCTTCATTTTGTTAATTGGCAAGGCTGTCATAATATATTTACAAAAAAACCAGTTTTACCGGTCCAAATGGTGGTAAAATCGCGGTTTTTTATATCTTTACTTATCAAGACACTCCTCAAATTCTTTATAACTGATAGTTTTATAGTTATTAAAGTTGTTAAAATTGTTAGGATTGTAGTCTTTTTTGCCTACAACACGTACAAATTCACGGTCTGAGTGGTCTCTAAGTATGGTTTCTGTTTGTCTTAGCCAGTTTCCGTAGTATGTTGCTGGTTCATGTGCCTGTTTATAGTTAGGTGTGCCTGCATATATGTTGTTTACTTTACGTCCGCCCTGCAATCCTACATAGTCAAAACCTAAAATATAGATGGTTTGACAGCCATCTAAACAGGCTCTAAGCAGTGCAGTAGGTCCACTGCTCCAGCCTTTGCTTGGACTAAAGTAGTTTAAACCTACATATTCATCGTATGCTTTATTATAATTGGTCCATACTTCTGTTTCAAAATGTGCCCTTGCGGCAACTATTTCATGAACCATTTTAGGATCTACAGCGATAAGTTTGTTGGGCAGAAATTCTCTATACACTGCATTACAGGCATAAACTATTTCTCTATCTTTTAATTTGTTAAGGTCGAACTTCTTTCTAGAGGTTCCATTACCTAATACATACCCAACTCTACGCATGTTTTTATTTACGGAAATAATTTATTAAAGTGTTCCAGCCTGATCCGCTGGTGGTTGACCGTACATAGTTTTTACAAACTCTAGGTCTTTGGCTTGTTCTAATTCTCTAGCCTCTGCTGTTTTACGAATAGTATTAATTTGTCCAAGAGTTAGTCTAGTTTTTCTAGTATCATCTTGTTTGACCACAGAAATATCTCTTTCAGCGTCGTAACGATTGTCATGACTGAAACTATTTCCATCTTTATCAAAATAAAAGAATTCTTTTAACAACATGTTTTTATTTACCTTATATTCCTGTGTCACCGCCACCGCCTGCACCTGGAGTAGGTGTTGCTCCTCCTCCGCCGCCACCTGCTGGTGTAGTGTCTCCGCCTTCTTCTGCTGGAGGTGGTGCATCTGCATCTGGTGTTGCATCACCAAGATTGTCTAGATCACTTTGCATTCCTCCAGGTGTAACACCTGCTCCACGCATCTCAACACCTGCGGCTGGATTAGAAATGTTTTCATCTGTATTTTCTTCACGCCACATAGTTTCGTTTTCTGCCATTTCTTCTGGACTTAATCCTAAGAAACGTTTAAGTGCAAAGCGTTTACTCATATATGGAATTTCTTGTAAAGAAGCAAATGTATTAACACGAGCATTATCCATTTCACTTTGTCTATAAGCGGCAAAGTTTTGTGGTGGTTGGAACATTAGATCAAATAGATCGTTGTCGATGTTTACGCCTTTGGCGTTTAGATACATTTTAAACTCTTTATCAAATACGTGTGCTACAAGACTTTGTAATCTTTCACAGTATTTGTTGAATCTCAGTTCCTGAATATACGCTGTACCAACCCTACCATCATTATATTGTGCGGCAGAATCATCTGCACCTGTTGGTAAGTATGAACTTGGAATACGTAAACCACGGAATAATTTGTTAGTAAAGAATTTTAAGTCGTCAATTTCACCTAAATTAGTACCGCCCGGTAGTGTTTCAACCTTAGAACCTCTACCTTCTGCTGTTTGTGGAAAGAAGTAATCCTCGTTAATAGATAGAGGATTGAAACTAGCATCGATAACATTAGTACCACCACCTGTGCTACTTGGAATACGTCTTTGATGAATTTCATTTTTCACTCTTTCAACAAATCCCATTGCAAGGTGCGTAGGCATGTTACCTACATCAATATAGAACACACGTCTTTCTGGTGCTCTTTGTACACGATATATAATAATCGCGTCTTCTAATAATTCTTTTTGTTTGTAAACTTTAAAAACTGACTCTAACAGTGAATTACCAAACGGAAAGTTTCTGTCTAGTCCTTCACTTAAACTTAAATGTACAAAATGTGCGGCATCAATAGCATATTGATTTAGATTGTTTTCAAAACGTGTGCCTGTTGCACTGTTTACACCGCCAACATAACCACGTCCTAGTGCTCCACCACTTGTTGTGTATTCACTTTGTGATGAAGAACTACTAGCATCAATCTGTGTTACTGATAAATTTTGAAAGTTAGGATTAATATCTCTTACAACATACTGTTCTGGCTCTTTGCCTTCACTTTCATTAACAATAATCTTGTCCATCTTGGACGGATCAACATGCATCCATTTAAATGTTTCAGGATCTCTAACAAAAAATGCATCACCGTATTTGAATACGTTACGAACAATTTTAAAAATACGTCTTTCAAAGTTGTTTAGATCGCACCATTGTTGCAAATACTGTTTTAGAACTTTTGTTTCTGTGCTAGTACCTTGCTTTTTATATGTAATTGTAAACGGTGTTTTGTTTTCTGCATTTTTCTGTGAACAAAATTCTGCAAGAATATCAAGAGCGGCATTTACTTCCGAATCCATATCCATTGTTTCATATTGACCATATCGTTCAATACGATTTGGATGACCTGTGTACACATCTGGCAAATAACTTGAATAGTTAGTACGTGCAGGGCCTGCACCAGTGCCTGGAACAGGACTAGACTGTCCTGATGTGTCTTTAGGTGTGTATTCTTGAAAGTATCTTTTCCAACTCATTACATATTTCTCAATTCATTTAACATTTGTTTATTAATTCTTATTAATTCATCCATCTTACCGCTAGACATAGTATTTACCGATGTGCTAGATTTCGCAGTTGTATTTGATTTTACACTAGATTGTTCCATTTTGTCAAGATCTGCATCAGTCAAATTGGTCATAGATTTTACCAAACCGCGGCCTTGTTCATTAATAGCACCTTGATTTTCTTTTGCATAGGCATCATATTTGGCACCCATCTGTTGTCCTGCTTCTATCATACCTGAAACATTCATTTTTCCATCCGCTGTAAATGCATTGGCTTTTAGATTTGATAAATCACCTTGCATCATGCTTAACATTCCACCGATTGGAGAATTTTTAGGAATAACCGCTTCTTCACCGTGTAGCATTGCTAGTTTGCCTGCACCAAAATTTCCAAATAAACTTCCGTGTCCTAGTGTGCCTTTATTATATAATTTTATTTCTTTTTGATTTTTTGCTAGGTTGTTCAACATTGGATCTGGATTGTTATATTGTTTTTCGATAAACATTCTTAAAGAATTAATTAATAAATCTTGTGCTTGTGCAGGAGTGTCGGCAAGTCCTTCTTCTTGATATTTTTTCATTAAGTTTAATAGTTTTGGATTTTTATTAAACGCATCTGGGTTGGTTGCAAGATCTCTCATCATGGTATTAACTTCTGGCTTTGTTAACCCCATATCTTCTGCACCAAATAATTGGCTAGTATTGTCTTTAATGTCTAATAGATAAGAAGCCATAATCTTAAGTGTTTTTGTTATTGCTGTATCTTCGTCATTTATTTTTAAGCCGGGCATACTTTGATTGTCATCTGATTGTTTTTTCTCGCCTTGGGTTTGTTCTTCGAGTGTTGTTTGTTCTGAGAACATGCCTTTTATTGCATCTCTAAATAATTCCAACACATTGCTAGTTTCTGAAATAATAGTGTTCATTGTTTCATTGTTTTCTAAAAGATCTTCTAGTTCTTCAGCAACTGCTAATCTTAATTCTTGTATTTTCTTATTAATCTTTACTAGTTCTTCTAAATTTTCGGTTTCTTTGCTTCTGCGTTCTGTAAACAGTTTGTCAAGTTCTTCTTGCGACATCTGACCTTTTAGAATAGCACCAAAGATAGATTGGAATGCTCCGTCAAGATCACTACCTGCCATTGAAGCGGCTAACGCAGTCTGTGTCATTCCTCTTCCATACTGATCCTGTAACGTTCTTGTTCTTCCTAGTACATCTCCTAGCATAACCTTGCCAAACTCTTCTGTGCTTTGGGCACTGTTGTTTGCAAATTCTCTATGTTTTCTTAGATCGCCATCTAGACCTTGTACCATAGCACCTATTTGTTGAGCACCTCTGGTCATAGGTTCAAATCCTGCAAGTACTGACATTGCATACTCACGCCCTTGTTCTCCATACATCTGACCATAGGTTGCTACAATCTGATCGTATTTGGCTCTAACCTTAGGATCTTTAATACTCTGCATGAACACATTAAAAATATTATTTGCTCTGGCTTTTTTGATTTGATCTTCTGCTTCGTCGACTTGGTCTCCTGTTAACTCTGCAAGTCTTCTTAAAAATACACTGTAATCTTTTGAACCTTTGGTAAGATTAACATTTTCTTTTCCATACAATCTCATGGCTAAAGAATTTTGATTTAGAAAACTCATAAACTTTTCGTTAGTTTCTTCGAAGTTATATCCAAACATTGCTAACGATTCTGCATTTGCATCAAACGCTTTTCTGCTTTGATCAATAACAAACGCTAGGCCGGCTGGTCCTCCTAAACGTGCAATATCGCCACCCGCGGCTTGTAGATTACCTGTAAACTTTCCTAGGTCAATACCCAGTGCGGCGGCATCTTTGCTTAACGAGTTGAACTGCTTACCTGCATATATTCCCGATGTGGATAAACTGTTAAATGCTTTTTGATTGTCATCTAGAATGCCTAGTAATGCACTTGCTGTTCTTCCTAATCCGCTTATAATAGGTATAACACTGGTAAAGTCCTTCATTACCTGAGAGGCTTTACGCTGTTCCTTGCTGAAATCAACAACTGATTCAGTTGCTCCGGCTAGTACTTTAGTTGCACTACCTGCTACGTTGGCAAATTGCAACACTTTATCGATTACCTTTTTGGTAGCACCTTCGTTTTGCATTGTCAACTTGTTGCCACCATCGACCGCTATACCTAGTTTGTTTGCAACTGCACTCATTGTTGCTTCTGATGCTGGACCTTTGCCACCGCCTAGTTGCTTTAAAAAATCGATTAAATCCTGATTATCTGCCATTCAATTTTATTCCTCGAATAAAGTACGCATATAAATAAAAATGGTACATATTATTGTATATGTTTATTTATGGAGAATAAAAACCAGTGTCAGAACTTTTAAAAAATTATAGCAGACAACCCAAAATCTACTTGAGGTTGCCTAGCGAAGGTAGATTTTACAGTCAAAATCCTACTGAAAAGTCTGGTTCTGGCGAACTTCCGGTTCTTAGCATGACCGCTAAAGACGAACTGATGATGCGTACTCCAGATGCACTAATGAATGGAGAAAGCATATATGCCTGTATTAAATCATGTATTCCAATGATCGACGATCCATGGGAAATTCCATTAATTGATCTTGATGCTGTACTAGTTGCTATTAGAATTGCAACATATGGTGAAAAAATGAAGATGAGTGTAAAAGTTCCGGGCGTTGAAGATGATGAAGATCTGGATGTCGAAATTGATTTGGTCAGCATACTTGACAGTTTTAGAGGAAAATTATGGCAACCTATAGTAGAGTTTAACGATCTCAAATTGCATACAGCACCTTTAAAGTTTAAAGATCAAAACATATACGAGCAACAAAATTTTGAAACAAATCAATTTATTGCAATGATGCGTGACAACACTAAACCTCTAGAGGCCCGCAAAGAAGAAATGAAAAAAGTGTTTGACGCTATTAGCGAAACAAACATTGAACTAGTAACCAATCAAGTTAAAGCAATAGAAATGCCAGATGGCAATATAGAATACAACAATCTAGCAATTAAAGAGTTTTTAAATGGTCTTCCTGTACAGGATTTTGAAACTATTAGACTAGCACTAAAGGAAAGACGTGAATTGTTCGAGTTACCACAACAAACTGTTGTAGTTCCAGCCGCAATGCAAGAAAAGGGAGCACCGGAAAAGTTTGAAATTCCAATGGTGTTTAATCAATCAAGTTTTTTCGCTTTGAAGTAAGACAATGTCAATCGCCTGACGAGATTTCAGCCCTTTTAAAACGTTACGAAAAAGAATATCAAGCAATAGAAAAAGACATAATCGAATTAACTTGGTATATGCGTGGCGGTATCTCAATTGATCAATCATACAACCTTAGTCCAGACCAACGTCAAATCTGTTACGATTTAGTCAAACAGAATATCGAATTATCAAAAAAATCAGGTAATAATCTAATATAAAGTGTATGTATGTTAGTAGATGAACTACGTTCATCTGTGTTATCGCTATCGCTCAAACACATTTATTTCTTTATATATGAATGATAATTGCGAAGCAATTTAGCATCATGTAGATTGTTTCAGTCAGACGGAACCTGTTTACGGTTCCATCTAATCTTGAACATCATGTGAGTTCGTCACAGCC